TAGATATTAATGGAGATTCTAAACATTGTATTATATCTGTTAGAAAAAACAAAGATGGTAAAGATGTTTATGAATTGTATTCTCACATGGGATTTGTGAATATTAATACGAATAAATCTAAAGAAACCTCACCAGATGTGTTGGGCAACTTTGATTATAATACATTTAAATTTATGTTTTCTGGTTGGAAACAAGAAAAAGATGGAAACAAATATTTAAGTGTTAAAGTTCAGTTTGATAAAGAACAACCAGAAAAAGGGTTAAGTGAGTTTGAAAAGAAAACTGAAGATAAGGAGTTAGATGATGACATACCATTCTAAAACTGAGACCTCAATAGAATTTATTAATAAAAATCATTATATATGCAATAAATTTGGACATGCTATTTTAGACCATAAAGGCAATAAAATATTCGTGCCAATAGAATACAGAAAATATTATACTTTTTATGAGTAAGAGATACACAAATAGAAAACATCTTAATTGGATTCATACTCAAATGTGTATTGTGGATAATGATAAATGCACACCACCAATTCAAGCACATCACTTATTAAAACCTTGGAATGGAATCAAGGGTATGGGAAGAAAAGCAAATGATAAAAATTTAGTTCCTCTTTGCTTATATCATCATACTGAATTACACAGAATGGGTAGTGAAGAAAAGTTTTCTTTCAAGTATTTTGGCACAAACGAACAAATTAAATCTTATGCACAACATTTTTGGTTAAGGAGTCCACATTATGAACAAGACAAATAGAATTATGCAAGGCACATATTCTGATTATAAACTTATTAAAACAAGAGGTGTCATATCTGTATCCGTAGAGTTTCCCATAGAACAAGCAGAAGAGTTTGTAAGAATGTTTGGTATGCCAAAACCAGATACAGAAAAATGGGTAGCGATAGCTGGATTAAATGAAAAAGTCATTCACAGAAACGAAGATGTTGTAAGAACAATTCAACAAGCTGGTATGTTATGCAAAGAAATAAACTTTGGAAGATTTTTAAAGAACCAAAAAAATATGTTAGATGTTATTCCAGAAAAAGAAGATACGATTGCAAAAGGATTAAGAGCAATTTTAGGGATTCAATCAAGAACTGATTTTCATAATGATAATAATGCACTTATTGCATTTAATCGTTTAAAATCAGAATATGAAACTTGGACAATAAATAATTAAAATGAAAAAT